GAAGGGTCAGGGTTAATTGACGATAGATTTGGAGTTGATGAATTTGAAGAATCTGAAAAAAACAAAACAGCAATATTAAAAACAGAGACAAAAGAAAGAACAGATTTTTCAAGTGAAGAAGAACAAAGACAGTTTGAAGAACGTCAACAAAGAGAAAAAGACCGTTTAGCGCAAGAAAAGGAAAACGAAAAAATACGTTTAGATAATGCTAAGAAAACGCAAGATGAAATAGATAAAATCAACAAGCAACAAGAAGATGATGACAAAAAGCGTTTAGACCAAGAAAAAAAACTTGCGGAGGCTAGGAAAAAACAGCAAGAAGAAAATGCGAAAAGGGTTTTAGAATCAATTAAAGAAGCAGCCCAACTAATTGAACAAGAGATTGACAAACAAATTGAGAGCCAACAAGCTAGAATTGAAGGCAGCAAGTCAGAAATTGACAGGTTACAAGCATTGCAAGAGGCTGGAGACCCGAACGCGGCCAAAGCTTTAGTTGCCGAAGAAAAGGCGCAAGCTCGTGAGCAATTGAAATTAGAGAAACTAGAAAAGAAAAAGCGTAATTTACAAATAGTTGTTACAGGCTTAGAACGTGCTAGTCAGCTAATTGGTTCTGGGGTATCTGATCCATTTGGACAATCCCAAGGTGAAATAAACGGATTTTTAAGTTCTTTACCGGCATTTTTTGAAGGTACTGAAACAACAGTTGCAGATGCTTTAGGGAAACCGCATTTAAATACTAAAAAAGATTCTTATTTAGCCAGACTAGATGGCAAAGAAGGGGTTTTAACAGGTGACAAAATGGATAGTTTACGTGCTGCCGGACTTAGAACAACAGATGAAATAACACGTGCCGCTATAATGAGCCAAAACCAGCCAACATTTAGACCAATAGAAACTAGAAAAACAAGGGCGATTGATAGAGCCATGTTGGGTGAAATGAAGAAACAAACCAAAGCAATTGAAAATATTGTGATTCCAGAAACTGATTTTGATATGGTTAATTTGGTTAAAACAATCAAAAAAGGTAATAAAGTAGTGAGAGAGAAAATTAATGATTCAAACATAACTATATTTTAATGGCTCAAATTTCGACATATAAAATAGGAGGTGCCGCCACAACACCTTGGAGAAGTTCAGAGAATATTGAAATAGAGGCTATTTTTGGAATTGAAAACACGGCCTCAATAAGTCTTGATAATGTTACTTTTCCAAATAGTGAACTAAATAACAATAGTGATTTGATACGAACTAATTGGTTGAGCAAACCCTTAGAAGGGGTGCCAGTTAGTTTTACTATTTCTGATGGGCCTATAAGTTTTGATTTTAATTTCTTTGCAGATTGGAATAATCTGGTTTTTAAAGCTGAAAATGAAACGTCAATCGGATTAATAAAGGAAAATGGAGTAATAGGATTTGAGGAAAGTTTGAAATCAATAACTTTTGCGCTACTTGAGTCTGAAGGTTTGCTTGGCCTTAATTTCTACACAAATGTTCCTTATGTAATAGAGAATAGAAAAACCTTAATGGAAAAACTGTTCTTATTATCCGAAACATCAAGTACGGCATACCAAGCGGCAAACGAAGTTGTAAAAATAATTCAAATTGCCTCAAACATAACGTCAGTAGGTATAATTCTCGCTATTGTCAGTTTGGCCTCAGCCATTACCAAACTGATTAAAATGATAATCAGATTGATTAAGTTGTTTAAGGACATAAAAGAAACGTTTTTTCCAAGCGTTCGTTACCATTCAGGAATACAACCTAAAATATTTTTGACTCAAACAGTTTCATATCTTGGTTATTCGGGAATTGATTTCGGAACATTGACAGACACTTTAAATGGATTGGTTATTTGCCCATCAAAATTTGATTTAGTTGGTATTAAAAACAATATAAATCAAACTACTGGAGCTTTAAACCCTTCGGATTATGGCTATAATGCAAGCGAAATGCTACAGTATTTGAAAGATTCATTTACTTGTCGAGTCGCAATAATTAATGATATTGTACACATAAGACCAGAAAATGATCCTTTTTGGGTTTTAAATCCAGGTTCAAATAGTCCAACATCATTAGTTGAAGATAGTATAACAACCGCACAAGGCACTACAAGACCAAATTATGATGAATTCTATAGTTCTACTATTTTAAGGTATCAAACTGATGATTCTGACTTATGGACGTTGGAGGATTTAGCAGACACTCAAAACCCAGCAAGTTCGCAAAAAATAATAGCAGGGAAAATTGTAAAGCAAATAGGAACAACAAATAACAAACGTTTGATTCCACAAAAAGGTAAAGTCATTGATATACCGTACGCCCTTTGCACCAGAAAGGATGCGTTTGACGATTTATTAGACATTTTTGACGGAATGTTATTTGATTTTAATAAGCTGAAAGAAGAAATAAAAGAAAGATATGAAAAGCTATCTGATACACTAGGCGAAGATTTGCCAGCCCTAGCAGCGTTTACAGAAACTTTTGGTGGCAGAACTGGAGTTATGAAAATAGAAAATCATTTTTTTAGTACTGCAAAAGTTGTATTTTTAAGAGATACACAAACAGGTTTTGGAACTAAACCATTAATTCCAGCCAATTTTGCTAACTTTGTTGGGGCAAAGCATTTAATTGATAATTACTACAATTACTTTAGTTTTGTGCCAGGTGTTAGAAGTTCGGCCGCTCCACTTGTAACAAACGCGAAATATATTTATGAAGGTGTAAAAATTAAATTAAACTTGCAGCAATTCAATCAAATATTAGACAATCCTTATTTTAATGTTCCTGGTTTATTAGGAAATTCAGTAGGGAAATATACCTCAATAAAATGGGCTGTGGAAAAAGATTTTGCAATTGTTGATTACTGGGTGCCAAATCCTTGGCTAATAAATGCACAAGAAATATCAATATGAAGTTAGAAGATAAAGAAATAGAGGATTTAAAAAAGATGGCTAAAGAAATGGGTAACATCCAAAGTTCTGCTTCAAAGTCATTAGACATTGCTGAAAAGCAAATAAAGGAATTAGCGGGAGATAAATACGAAAAAGCAAAGGGACTTCAAGATAGACTAATTAAGGCCATGTTGTCAGGTAATTCTGCTATGGAGGAATCAATTAAAAATGATTTAACAAAACTTTTTGAGTAATGGCAGTAAAATTCAACGCGAAAGACCCCAAATTTTTTAATGAGTACATTAACGGTAGCACATTTTCATTAAATCCGACAGTTTTCTCAAAAACATTGAAAGGAAATGTTGGCGAGTTGGTTAAGGTTGAGCACGAACTTAGTTTTACTGTTTCAATTAATACAGATAAAACTGTTTCTATCGAATACAAGGGCACAACCGACCCAACCTACGGTGAATTTATTTCGGATAGTATTGATTGGGTAAATGAAGGGGTTTTTGCTGGTGCTTTTTTAGATATACTTTATAATGGATTAGAAGTAAATGGGGTTGAAGTGCTTTCTATAAGCGGAAACAATAACAACACGTTAAACGTGGTTAAAGCTGGTTTAGTTTCTGCTGGAATATCTGACGGATGTAGGCCTGATTATGAGTTTTATGTTACAACAGCGCCTAAATACTTACTATTTGGTTATGGTTTAAACGGGGCTGATCAATCAGACCCAAATTATAAAAGCACTTTAGATAATAATGAACAACTTTATTATTCAAAAAGTCTAGCAACATCCCCAACACTTTCAACACTTACTTTTAAAGGAAATGAGATAGGTTCTGATTTATCAGAAAGTGTTGAAGCTAGTTTTGTTAGTTCTTCAGTTGACAAAAGAACACACACATACGAACTAGAACACATATTCAGAATACCTTTTTACATTGAAGGCGAGATAAATAATGTTGAAACAGTAAGAACACCACAAACAACAGCAAGACCAATAAATGTAAAATATGGTTACGGTTTTTGGTTTGGAGACAGTACAGATACAGCAATATCATTTGAAAATGTAGGCGGTGTTGGTCGTGGTCGTTCTTCGGTTGGTTATTTTGACCAAAATTTTGATGGACAAGAAAGCAACTATTTAATTTCAAGTTATACGATAACTAATTCATTTGGGACAAACACAATTGAAGCCACTTTAACGAATACAATAACGTTTAGCATTGTCCCAGTTGCTCCGGCTGTTTTTGGTGGCTCTGAAGACGTTATATTATATATCTCAAAACTACCAACTGAAGCAGAATACAAAAACAGCAAAGAGGCCTTTAATGATGTTTGGTTGTTCGATTCAATAATGCAAAGAGAAGGCGCGGCGGCTGGAGGTTCTGGAATAATTACAAACGCAACAGTAACATATAATGGAGGTACTGGAAATTTAGATATTTCTTTTGATGCAAGTTTCAGTGCTTCAGAACAGGAAAAAATTAGTGGTTCTTTAGATACTTTTGTGACGTTTGCAACAGTTGGAACGATTGATTTAACAGACGCTGAAAGCAATGACAGAACAACTTTAAAAGGTGAGGTTTCGCCAGCAGATAAAGACACCCAGCAATATGGGTTAATCACACAATACAATTTAGAGATTTTTGAGCAGTGGGATTACGATACCGGAACAAAGGCTTTTACTAATTTTGATGGGTATAATGGTGATTTGTTAGGACAAAAATTCAACTTTTTAACTGATGTAACGGTTGGCTCTTTGATACGATCATTTGACTTTAAAATTGTTTTAGATGATGGTACAGATTATCACGAACTTTATAAATACACTGTTCCAATAAGTAAGATTAGCACGGTAACTGTTGCTCCTTATGATTATCAAATAATGAATATTAACGCGGCACCAATAATTAACAACTTTAACTTTTCATCAAGTGAATTAGTTAATGAAGTTTTGCTTTATGCCACTGTTCCAGGAGCTCCTACAACGACTCAGCAATGGTTTGGAAAAATAGGTTTTCAAATTCCTTGGCGTGAATGGGTGCAAAACCTAAATATTCCAACATCTTTTTATGACCCAACAGAGCCAAATGATAATTTCAACGAAAGAACTTCGAATTATTCTACTTCACCATATACAATAAAAACTGTTTTATGTATGAATGTTCAAAGTGGTGACGGTAGTTTAGGCAATAACTTTAGCACTGATTATGAATTATTTAGTGATTCTTCAGATATACTTGATTTTAACAACCCTGGAGTAACTGGTTTTAGTCACGATTATAAACTATATGACACAAACAACGATATAACAGACGATTTATATACCAACCAAAACGTTCGTATTGAAATTGAATTTCCACACTCTTTAGGAATTGTTTCTTTAAATAATATTCAGGGAATGATTTGGATTGAAAAGGAATTTGACACAGGCCAACCGTATTTTTTAAGCACTGATAACGACTATACAAACCCTTTGAGCCCAATTCAACCCTCAACAAAGGTAACACCAGCCAATGTTGAATTTGTTGAAATAGAGAGTATAAACAACTTAATAACATTGATTTGTTTAACCAATATAGATAACTTAGTTAAGAACCAAAAGTATAACATCTACGGTAGAGTGGGTCAAAAATTATAAAAATGGCAGTTAGAGTAAATCCTTTTGCATCAACATTAAATACTAGAGAATGGTATCATTCTAAAGAAACGTTTAATACTGTTTTTAGTGGTGTTTTAGGTGTTGAAAGATGTGTTTTAAACTTAAATGGGTGTTGTCGCCCTATTCCAGTATTCGCTTTTTTGGCAGACCAAAGCGATACATATAAAAATGATATTACGTCTTTTATTTCTGAAGTGCCAACAAATGCAACAGTAGTAACAACTTTAACTCATACAAGTTCAACAGGCGTAGTAAATGAAGTGTTTTTGAACAATAATTTATATGGGATATTTTATAATACTGGAACGTTGAGAGCCAATGTTTGGGGATTCATTGTTGATTGGTTTAAGGTTGCTAGTGCATTTGGGTTTGGAACTGTTACAATAAACATTAAGATTCAAAACAGCTTGGCCAGTGTAATATCCGATTATACAACCCCATGCTATAATTTGCAACTTTACAGTTGTGAAAACGCACATGGAACAGTAAGGATTGAAACTCAACAGTTAGGCTATATTGTAAATGGATTTGATTATAGGAATTTAAATGTAATAATTCCATTGCCTAGCGGTCAGTCAATCAGAGGTAAGGATTGGCCTCAACAGTTTAGATGGTATGGAAGGTTTAAAGAAGATATTCCAACACTTATAACTGATAAAATCCTAGACACTAGTAGAAATGAACAGCAAGTTCAAACGCAATTGGTTAGAAATTATGAGCTCAAATTGCACGAAATAAGAGCGAACAATTCAGAATACTTTTTAAATGATTATCTGTTATCTAATAATATAAAAATTACGGATTACAACCAAGACAACATTAACGATTATAGAGAGGTTCGTGTTAATCCTTTAGAGATAACAGGTAGAACAAACTTTGCTATGAATCAAAATGAATGGATGACATTCTCATTTGAAGAATACAACAAATCAACTTTAAAACGTCACTAATGAGTAGTAAAAATAATAAAGTTCTTTGGACGGTTTTTGATACAGGAACAGGAAATGATGTTAATGGAACAAACGCAACAACTTCATTTACAAGTGAGCCAATAGAGTTCGTAAGCAACACAGCGTGGAATTTAAATGTTTGGTTTACTAGTTTGGCCGTAACAGGAAAGGCGCCAACATTCACTATTCAGGTAAGTGATACAACAGATATAAATTCATTTAATGACCTAGACAATGCTGTCGACATTGCTGCGCCTCACATGGTTACCAAAAGTGATTCACCTTGGAAATACTTTAGGATTGTTTATGATCCTCAAGGAGCAACAGCTGGGACAAAAAACTTTGATTTAATAATAATAAAGCCAGTAATATAATGTATTTAGATTTAGATAAAATAGTAAACTCTCAAGCAGTTTATTTTGCTGACTCGGCCAATCTGGACGCAGCAAACAGGCTCAGAACTTCTGAATTAACAACATTATTAGCTTTAGAACACCTGCATGACAAGCAACCGTTATTAGTAGATGAAGTTTTAAACGGGTCTGCAACATCTACACACTCAACAACAACGTCAAGTGTGTTAATGGAGACTAGTCTTTCTGGAGACTACGCTATACGCCAAACATGGCAAAGATACCATTATCAAACAGGGAAAAGTCAATACTGTATTTGGACGTTCACCAATTTTGAAAGCCTTACAAACATTGAAAAAAGAGTTGGTTATTTTTCAAGCTCTACATCGGCTCCATATACCGCAGATTTGGATGGTTTTTTCTTGATGTCAGATAGTACAGGAATATCAATAAATATTTATAGAACCGGAACACTTGTTGAACAAAAGTATCAAACTGGTTTTAATATTGACAAGCTTGATGGTAAGGGGATTAGTGGAGAATCAGTTGACTGGAGTAAAGGGCAAATACTTTTGGTTGATTTTTTATGGTTAGGCTTTGGTCGAATTCGTTGGGGGCTTGATATTGATGGAGAGTATGTTTGGTTTCATGAGTCAAAAATAGCGAACATAGAACAGGATGTGTTTATGTCGTCCCCAAATCAACCAGTTAGATATGAAATAAGACAAACGGGAGCTGGTGAAGGTAATTTTAAGCAAGTTTGTTCAAGTGTAAACAGTGAAGGTGCACAAAACTTGATAGGAAAGGTTTTAAGCAATAATTCTGGAGTTAATGATATACAAGCAAACACAACAGGAAATAGGTATGCTGTGCACGGAACAAGGCTAAAAACAACACATTTGGACGCCTCAGTTGATATATTGTCTTACGATTATATTTCTGAAACAAATGATAGGGCACTTTGGGAAGTTTGGTTAAATCCAACAATAGGTGCTGGAACATTTAACTACTCAGACCAAACTAATTCAGCAGTACAAACAGCAATTGGAAACCAAACAGCGGGTACGCCTCCTTTAGTTTCTGGAGGTCAATTATTGGATTCTGGCCATGTTTCAGGAAACAGCCAAATAAATGTAACAATAGATTCTTCTATAAAGATTGGGGTCGGAATAGATGGTACCAGGGACGAGATAGTCTATACTGTTACACCGCTACAAAACGGATTAGATTTGTATATTGCTGGAACTAGAAGAGAATTAACCTAATATTATGCCAAGACCAATAAAAATAACTAGTAGAACAAACAGCGTGTTAGTTGAGTTTTTATCAGAACAAAACAAACTTAGGGATAAAACAACAATAAGGATTGATTCGGTTAAGGATCTGGATTCTTATCCAGGTGACGGAACAGAAAAAGAGCCCTCAAAAGTTGTTATGAGAAGAAATTCTGGGAGCCTGAGTCTTTATTATGAGCATGTTGAGGTTGATGGTGTAGAGCCTGAGTCTCATGAAGAATTTTATACTATTTTAGATGCGATAATGTCATGACAGAATCAATTTTAACACACCGTCCCTTTGAGTTTGCAAAAGGAATTAGCTATGTAAATGAAATCTCTAGGATTCGCACTGGCTCACCTTTTTGTCATATTTCTATCCGAAAAGATGGGTATATTTACGAAAGTACGGCCGGAAAAGGTGTTCACAAAATAGATGCTGATTTATGGATGCACGGCAGAGAAGGGACAACAATATTTATTTATGAAATGCCAGAACACTATTTAGATTTTGGCGTTTTTGACTACATGGAGGGCAAAGGATATGACTATTTAGCGAATATTCAATACGCTTTAAGAAGGGGCAAAAACTTAGATAAGGCGCTTTCTAAAAATCCAAATGACAAAATATACTGTTCTGAGCTTTGGGCTAATATGGCTCATAAAAATAAGCCATGGGAATGGACGCCGCATAAATGCGCTTTGGATATGGCTCAAAAAAACTTACCTTTACGAATGGAAATTATAAAATAAGAGATATGAAATACATAGTAATTAAAAAATCAGAGTTAACAAGAAATTTAGCAAATTTAGCAGACTCAAATGAAGATGTTGTTGTGTTGAGAATCCCAGAAGAAAACGTTGTTGATGCCGAAGATGAATTAACTTCTATTGATGATGATTATTGGATTTCTTCTGATGATGTTGAATTGGAAGAGGGCGAATTAACAGAGGGGATTTTGCTGCCAAAGGAGGCTATAAATGCTTAGTCTAAACAAAATATTAACCTACGTTCCAGTAACACTATTTTTGATAATAGTTGTTTTCAACTTTGTATTTGCTAGGTTAGATTTGCCAGATTCAGCGTATTTAAAAACTTACTACAATTCAAATGAAATTATTGGATCACCATTAATAATGAATTTATTCATGTTGGGGTGCTGTTATAGGTATCGATTTTGTTATTATAATATAGTTTCTGTTTTCGGGATGATACTTTTAAACATTGTCAATCTTTTAGCAATAAATACAAGTATTGGCGAATCAGAATACTACGAAGCTGTAACCCAAATAATAATAGCTCCAGTTTTTGCACTAGTAATAATCTTTTTAATAAAGAAAATATGAGTCCAGAAGATTTAAAACTAATTGCGGAATCAGTTGGTGAAATAATACAAAAAGAGGAAAGTTCAAATGGCCCTGTTTATGTTTTTTTATCATTAGTTGTTACTATTTCACCGTTTGTGTTTAGATACTTTAAAAGAGCTTTTGTTCGTTCAATTGAAAAGGTTATGCAAATACACGTTTCCAAAATGGATGATATGTTTAGAATAATGGAAATGCATATTGATGAATTAGCTCACGTAAAGTCAGAAGTAAAAGAAACAAAAGAGAAAACGATAGAAATATCTGAAAAAGTAGTTGAAAATTCAGCTTGGATTGATTCCTTAAGAGAAAAGTGCTGATGAGTTTTTTGAAAGAAAAAAGAAATATAAAATGGCTTATTGGGATTAGTATTTGTCTGGTTCTAGTTGTAGTGTCAATTGACATTGTTATAACTGGAGACACTGAAATAAAAAAATTCCTTTTAATTGAGATTTTTAGTGTTGTTTCAGTTTTAACTGGTTATTACTGGGGTAGCTCAAAAGACTCAGAAAATAATATAAAATAATATGGAGAGAATAAGAGTAACAAATAATTTTATGTTGGACGAGTTGGTTGACCCGTACACGTACTTTAATGATATTGATAACGGTTTAGCACGACTAGACATGAAGGCCGTTGATTGTTTGCAATATTTAAGAGAGCTTAAAGGTTCATCTTTACGTGTAAACAATTGGTGGAAAATGTATCTAAGATTAAAAGATACAGCGCCCTTATCTGAAGTTATAGAAATGATTGAAAAAAGCCGTTCAGTTAGTAAGTTTTCAGGATTTAGACCGGAACATTGTAATGTTGGAGCTAAAAAATCAGCCCACAGAAAGGGAAAAGCATTTGATCCTAAAGGGGATCAGTTTAAACTTTACCAACTAGTACATGACAATTCAGAGCGTTTTTATTCAATTGGATTAAGACGCCTGGAGAACCCAGAAATAACAAAAGGCTGGTTGCACATGGATACTAGTGATAGAAACCATAGGGATGGGTATATTCGTGTCGTAAACTGGGCGAGTCATTCACATGATATTAGAGCCGTATGAAAAGAGAAAACGTCTTATTCATTCTTGTACTGGCGTTAATAGGTTGGAATGTTTGGTTATCTTTGCCGAAAAAAGAAGATGATTCGATCAATTATGAGCTATTTCAGGAGCTTTATAAACAGTCAAGCCAACGGATGGATAGGTTTGACAAACAAGTAATTAAATTCAATGAACAATATGAAAAAGATTCTGTTTTTCTTTCTGTTGCTACAACTAGCCAACGTGATTCATTGAGGCAGTTGTATAACCCAAAATAGTTGCGTACATTTGTTTCATGGAAGAAATAAAAGGGTTTGTCGGTTATTACATTGATAAAAATGCCAATGTTTATAGTAGACGTCCAAAAAATGGAATAGGGGGGCTTGTTGAGCCTAGGTTAATAAAGCAGCAAAAAATGAATAACGGATATATTATGGTTGGGTTATCGTCCGGAAAAAAAGGAAAACCAGTATATAAATCCGTTCACAGGTTAATGGCGATATGTTTTTTGCCAAACCCAGAAAACAAAAAAGAGGTAAACCATAAAAACGGAATAAAACACGACAACAGACTTGAAAACCTTGAGTGGGTCACAAGATCAGAAAATATTAAACACGCTTTTGAAATGGGGTTAATTGTTCCAAACCCTCCTAAACCTAGATATGGAAAAGACAATCACAATTCTAAATTAAGCAATCAAAAAGCAATAGAAATAAGAATTTTATATGAAAAAGGGAACATTTCACAAAGGGCTTTAGCAAAAAAGTATAACGTAAAACAATCAACAATATGGAGTATTTTAAAAAAATTATCTTGGCAGGATGCATAAGTTTGTCTATTGGGTGCTTTTCTCAATTTACAATCCCCGTTGATAGTTCGGGCATTTGGTACACAAATAAACAGGATTTAAACTGCTTACGGTGTTTAATGAATGAGGAAACACGCAAAGAAGAAACGTTGCTTTGTTATGAAGAGGTTGAAAGTTGTCGAAATGATTATTCTGTTTCAGTTGAATTAAATGAACAGCAAAGAGTTGAAAATGTTGGGTTGAGAGAAGATAATCACAAATTAAAAGGGCAAAGAAATGCTTTTTTTGGTGTATCAGTTGGCCTTGTAATCGTTTCAATCTTTTTAGGTATTTATTAACATTTACCAAATAAGCGGTTTTTAATACTTACATTTAGGCTATAAATTTTGTTTTTTTGAATGAATGCTTATCATTCGATTTAGGGGTTCACTTCCAACGTGAGCCCTTTTTTTGTGCTTATTTCTTTATTTAGAATGATTCTAAATTATAACCTTTTTGCAATTGGTATTAATATTTGTTATATATTTACACTGTAAACAAAAACAAAGTTATTATGAAAAATAGATTATTAAAAGGCGAGTTGATAGAGCTATCTGATTTAGCCGGAAACTCAATTGCAATTTGGTTTCAAGAAAAAACGAATAATTTCTGCTTAGAATTAAACGCAAAAGTTATTAAGGCTACCAAAACTTGGAAACCAATTCAAGATAAGTTAGACACATTCAAAGGATTGTTAGAACAATTTTAAAACAAGTAAAATGAAAAAAGGAGAGAAAGTTATTTGCATTGAATCAAACGAACCAACAACGTATAAATTTAATGTTTATACGATAAACAAAATTGAAGGTAATTTATTAGATTTAGGTTTTAAAGATGAATTTGGAAATGTTGATTGGCAACGTGCAAAGCGTTTCAGATCATTGGAGAACGATAATTTAATTTTAATGTTAGCCTTTGAAGCGGAAAAACGATCAATTGAGCGAAGCGATAAACCAGCTCGAATTTTTACAACGACAGAAAAATTTTAAAATAAAAATCATGAGTGATAAGCAAAACAAAAACGAGTACAAAGAAAAGGTAAGCATCAACGATTATGACGCATTGTTACCTGAACTAACAGAAAAAGCAAACGAGGATTTAAAAGACTTTAAAAAAGTTATGGAGGGGTTGCCAATGGATTTGAAAATGTTGGCACTTGAAAAGGCTTATTTGAAGTTGCACATTTCAAAAGGTATGCAATTATTCATCCAGGAAAGACGATTGAAAAAAGAAGTTGAAAACTGGAGAAAAGCAGCCGAAAAACATCAAGTAAAATAAGGTTAAACAACTTATTTTCACTATATTTAACAAAACAAAATTTATATGAATAAGCACGAATTAAGGGAGAAATTATACTCCATTCTATCAAACGACTTTACGCCTGAAGAAATAATTGACATTGTAATTGAATACAAACAATTGACAGAAAACGAAAAAGTAAAGATTATAACAGTTATTGCGTCTCAAGTGTGCAATGTAGAAGTGGATCTAATGAAAAGCAAAAGCAGAAAAACGGAGGCGGTAAGAGCTAGAGCTTTTGTTTTTGATTACCTGAAAAAAAACACTTCATTTTCACTTAAAAAAATAGGCGGTTATTTTGATCGCGACCATGCGAGTGTATTACATGGATTAAAGTTATTGAGGGATGATTTAGAAACTAAGTTTAGGTCAACACCAAGTCAATACGAAGTATTTTTAAAACGAACAGAAAAAATTTAATTATGGAGAATAAGTTAATTAAAAAGGATTTCGATAAAATAGAATCAAGATTTATCGAACTTTCAGACAAACAAACATTTTTAAAAGAGGTTTCATTTGCAATGCAGTTGTTTAAAGCTAATAACTATTTGAGCAGTGCAACAACCGAATCAAAATTAGAAAGTGTTGTTAATTTGGCTCAAACTGGGTTAACACTTAATCCGGTATTAAAATACGCTTATTTGGTTCCTTACAGAGCAAAAGAAGGGTCTAATTGGGTTGTAAAATGCAGAGTTGAACCAAGCTATCAAGGATTAACGAAATTGGTTACAGATACTGGAAGCGCAAAAACAATATACGCGCATCCAGTTTTTGACGGTGACACGTTCAAAACAACTTTAGGAACTTCTGTTGGAATCATTCACGAGCCGCAATATAAATCAACGGAGATAACGCATATTTATGCAGTTGCTATTTTGAGTGATGGGACAAAGCAAGTTGAAGTAATGACAACAGAGCAGATTGACGCAATACGTGATAACTCAGAATCATATAAATCATTCAAAGCCGGCCGTTCAAAATCTTGCATATGGGAAGATCACTATTCAGAAATGGGCAAAAAGACGGTTGTTAAGAGGCTGATTAAATACCTTCCAAAAACAGACGTTTGGCACAAATTAGGCCATGCTATTGAAATTGATAACCAGGATTACAAAGCAACGGACAACCAAATTGATTACATTGACAGCCTTTTAATAAGTGCTGCAATCACTCCAGAGGAACTTGACGAAATAGATAGGGAGAAACACTACATGAGCCAAGAAAGAGCCAGAGAAGTGATTGAATACCTAAAAAACAGCCAAGTTGACCCAGTTACAGCAGGGAATAATTATTCACAATCCGATATTACCGCAAAACTGAATGAAGGGAATTAATTGCAAGGTAATGGGGAACCTGTAAACAATTGATAATGAAGAAAACAGAAAAACAAAAAAAAGAAGAAAAGAGACTCTATGATATAGAGTATAGAAAAAAAAACAAAAAGTTAATAGCTGAAAAGAAAAAAAGATATGCCAAATCTGATGCGGGTAGGGCTATGCAGAAAAGACAGAGAGAAAAAAAGAAAAAAAGTGGATATTTTAATTCTTACAATGCTAAACCAGAACAAAGGGAAAAAGAGAGATTCCGAAGATATGTTAGACTATACGGCAAAGATTGGAGAAAAAAAACAAAGAAGTGTCTTGTTTGTGATGAGATTAAGATTTTTTTAGATTTTGAACATTCACCAATATTTCCTGACAAAAGGTCTTACTTATGTAAAGATTGCGAGAAATTCCAAAATGAAAACTACGGATGCACAACTAAAAACACTATAACAGCAATGATTATGCGTCCATATACGAACTTAGATAGGTACGATATCGCAAAACATCCGTACTTGATCGAAGCAAATAAATTTTTAATATTACTTAAAAACCAATTATTATGAAAAATGTAGAAAAATTAAGAACCGAACTAGTTAAAGTTTTTGAAGGAGTTAAGGCAGGTGAAATTGATACAACACAAGGAAAAACTTTAGTAGCAACAAGTAACGCTATGTTAAAGTCTGCACAACTTGAGCTCGAGCATTCAAAATTAACAGGCTCAATTAAAAAGATTAAGTTTCTAGAGACGGAATAAAAAATTAGACGTAGTAAAAATAAGGTCAACTGATTGATTTTAACGAATAAATAACTACCTTTACAAAAGTTGCGGTCGAATACATAGGCAACAAAGAGATTTATATTAACCTCTATAATGAAACGAGCTTCGACCCTCGCGGATTTATAGGGGTTTTTTAATTTAATACGTAATGTATGAAATTTTTAGAAAAGGATTTGGAAGAAATCCTAGAAGAACAGCTTTCAACAAGAAATGGTAATGGAGAGTTACAAGAAAAGGGATTGTATCTACCTCATTACATGAGATTATTTAGGCAAAAAAGGATTGGAAACTATGGCGTTACAGATCTTGTAGGGGTAGAGAGGTGTGGAAATAATCTAAACATTGATGTAATTGAATTAAAAAAAGAGAATATATCAATGAGTTCTTTTCTTCAAGCGACAAGATACGCGAAAGGAATACAAAGATATTTGTTTGGTAAAAGAAAAATTCAAAATGTATCAATTAATATCAGAATAATTTTGATAGGTAAAACCATAGATACAAAATCTGAATTAGTTTTCTTGACAGATATTTTTGAAAATATAGATTTTTACGTGTATAACTATGGGTTTGACGGAATAAATTTTAAAAAAATAGATTATTATTCATTGATTAATGAAGGGTTTGTGAAATGAACAGTTATGAATTAAGTCGATCTTGGTTTGATTTCTGTTTTGAAAATCCGGAAAAAGTAAAACCAAATCATACAGCAGTATATTTTTTCTCAATAGAGCATTGCAATAGATTGGGTTGGAAAAAGAATTTTGGGTTTCCTACAACTATGGTGATGGAAGCAGTTGGAATAAAATCTTACAATACATACATTAAAACATTAAACGAATTAGTTGATTTTGGTGTAATAATCATGATTGAAAGAAGTAAAAATCAATATTCTGCTAACATAATCGCTCTATCAAAATTTGACAATGCACCTGATAAAGCACTTAATAAAGCATTGATAAAGCACGGAACAAAGCAAAGTGAAAGCACTGAACAAAGCATTAGTAGTATAATTAAACAATATAACAAAGAAACAATTAACCTATTAACAAAGAACAAAGACCTGATAGAAAAAAATCTATCAGGTTGGGTTAAAAAAGAAAATTCAAAACCAAAACAGGAAGTCATTTTTCCTTTTAATTCAGATAAATTTTTAAAGTTTTGGGATTTGTGGAAGGATTACAAAAAAAACGAGCATAATTTTAAATACAAAACAGTTACAAGTGAACAGGCGGCATTAAAAAAATTAATGGGTCTTTGTGGGGAAAATGAAGAAAAAGCAATTTTAATAATCGAAGAAAGTATTTCAAATGGTTGGAAGGGCTTCTTTAAAATGAATGAAAATGGGAACGGAAATAACAATAATCCAGGACAATCTACCGTCAGCGAAAGTTACAAAGAGCGAATTCTTAGAGATTTACAAGCCGAGTAGCGCGTTTAAAATTTTTAGAAAGGTAACTTCTATAAAAAAAGCGATTGCGGTAAACGGTAAAGTTCCTTCAGTTGGCGAAACAATACGGCAACACGGTGAAACATTCATGGAGGCTTACATTAAGCTTTGGTTAGTTAATTTAAATGATGCTTTGGGGCTTAAACGACCGTTAACTGAGTCTCAAATGGATGAAACAGCTATGATGCTAGTTGAGGATTTTAAAAATCTTAACATGGCCGATATAAATTTGATATTTAGAAAAATGAAAACTGGTGAATTTGGTGAGTATTACGAAAGTTTAAACATGGCCAAAGTTGTTTCAATATTCAAATCATATTTTGAAGAGAGAATGAATGTTGCGGCACAAGTATCACTTGAAAATCATCTTTCTGGACAACATGAAGGCGAACGATCAGACGAAAAGTTTCAGAAAAAGTGGGATGAATTTAAGGAAATCCGACACCAAGAGAAGCTAGAGGCATTCAAAAAAGAGCATAAAGTAAAATGATGAATTACGTAGCCCTGGAAGGTAAAAGCAAAAGAAAATAGATATTATGGAAAATAAAACAATATTATTACCAACAGAAATAGCAAGATTTAAGCCGGCATTTTTTGGAATGGAGATAGAATGGATAAACCCATTTGATTCTTTATCAGTTTTTGAACTTAGAAATATTAATGGCGATTTAATTCACAAAATGTACATGCAAGATATAATATATACGATACCATATCTAGGTAAGTACTTGACAGAATCTTATTCAGTAGAGATTAAAAACATATCAAGTGGAGAGATTAAATTATATAGTGTCGCTTATTAATGCTAACACCCGAATAAAATAAATATTACGTCCTTCAGGATGGATTTTATTCGGAGTTATGAACTGTTTTAATGGTTCGTTTGTTATTTAGAATGATTCTAAATTAAAACAAAATTGCAACTGATATAAATAAAAGCATTATATTTGAGTAAACAAAAACAAAATTTATGTCAGTATCAATAAAAGAACTAATCGAGTCAAACCCAAATGTAACCTGTTCAAGCCCTTTAGTAAAAGATAGAATTTCTGAAACGGAAATCACTTCAAACGTAGGAACTATTTATGTAGATTTTTACATTGACGGTTATGAGAAATATTCAATTGAAAACGTAATTGATGAGGAAGGGGATAAAATAGAGTTAACTTCTGAAGAATGGGACTTATTGATAAAGGAGTGTGAATACGATTTATTCAAGGCATGGCAATGTGATTTACAGGAATATGATGAGATTCCAGAATTTGACGAATACTAAAAAACAAAATATATGATACTTACAAAAGAACAACAAGAAAAAATACTAAAAAAGTACATGGATGAAGGTCATAACATTTTTGAGTGTGACGGATTTGTTGACGGAATAAACGCAACAATCAAATTGATAAATGAATTAACAGCAAAACAAAATGCAAAATAAAATTAAATTTGGGAGGTCTTTAAACCCCCCAACAATAGCAATAAATGTTGGCGATATGTTGGACGAACTTTACATTTTCAACAAGTCAAGAAGGCAAAAAGGAATGATTCAATTGAGCCATGCGGAGTACATTAAATTTGTATATGGAATGAATGTTTTTGATTTTCTACGTAGAAATGTTGACCGGTTGGATTATTACAAAAGGTTTGCGAAGTTTGGGAACCAAGTGAAATTAAAATGAAAATACGTTTTTACAAACTACCTAAAAAGGCTGATTGGAGCAAAAAGGATAATTGGCCTGAATGGGTTCCGCATCAAGAATACCTAAAAAAGTTGGCCGCAATAGAAATGTTTAACAGTGAAATAAATAAATTATTGTGAAATACGATTTATCAAATAGTTTCGAAATCAAAAAGTTTGCAACAAGATGCAAAAAGCTGATTAAAAAAAGGGCAAAAGTGGATTTAACGGAGCCAAAAGGAAGTCGTTCAGGAGCTCAGAACCGCTACCAACACGTCTTGTTTAACTTGTATTGCCTAGAAGCTGGAGAAACATTTGATTACACAAAGCAAGTAATTTATAAGATTTTAGTTAACCGTGATATTTTCGGATATGAAGTTGTAATAACTGAAACGGGCGAAATCTTAACAGCTTGGAAAAGCACAGCAGAATTAACAACAGAGGAAACAAGTATAGCAATTGAAAGGTTTAGAAATCATAGTGCTAGTTTAGGGTTTTACCTACCTTCAGCAGATGAATACCTAGCAAACCAATTCTATTTTGACAAAGAAATTGAAAACAGAGAGTTAAACGTACATAAATGAGATGTCACATTTGCAACATAAAATTTAAACCGGTTTACTTTTTACAGAAAAATTGTGGTTCTGATGAATGTAAAACAGAGTACAACAAGCAAAATAAGCCGAAAAGAATAAACCAGGTTAGTAAAAAGCGATCAAAACAGAATGCTGAATATTTAAAAGAACGTGAAAAGTTCATGAGTAAAAATCCTCTTTGCCAGATATGTAAAAAAAAATCAACTGAAGTGCATCACATTGAAAAAAGAAATGGAGAACGATTAACAAATGTTTCAAACTTTATGGCTGTTTGTCGATCTTGTCATTTAGATATACACTTAAACCCAATAGAATCAAGAAAAAAAGGGTTTCTAAAATAGAAATATGGAAAAAGAAATATGGAGAAAAGCTAAAGGTGTTGAAGATAGATATGAAGTTTCAAATATGGGGAATATTAGAAGTGTTTCACGTTATGTAAAAACATATTATGGAGAAAGGTTGGTTAGATCAAAAAATATAAAACCATTCAGTAATGGAAGAGGTTATATGTGTGTTTGTTACAGTAGTAAGCCCAGAAAAAATAAATATATTCATAGACTTGTTTCTGAAACATTTATCCCTAACCCAAAAAATAAAAAAGAAGTTAATCATAAAAACGGAATAAAATCAGATAACAGGGTTGAAAATTTAGAATGGGCTACAAGACAAGATAATATTAATCACTCAAAACAGAGTGGTTTCGTTAAAAAAGGAGAAGCGCATTCAAACTCTAAATTAAACAGTCATCAAGTGGCTATGATACTTAGGCTTAACAGAATTAATCCTAAATTTAATAGGAGTAAAGCTGGAAGAAAGTTTGGCGTACGCGAAGGAGCAATAATTAAAATTATAAAAAGGAAAGCTTGGAAGCACATAGAAATTTAATCAAAATAGACATAAAACCGTTGAGCGTTAACGAAGCATGGAGAGGTCGAAGGTTTAAAACTGACAAATACAAACAATTTGAAAGGGATTTAATGTTTCTTTTGCCTGGTTTAAGTGTTCCGGAAGGTGAATTATTTATTCAAATAGAATGGGGTTTATCATCAAAATCAGCCGACATTGACAACCCGTTAAAATCTTTTTTAGATATTTTACAAAAAAAATATTCATTCAATGATAAGGAAATAATGGAGTTGATTGTTACTAAAAAGCACGTAAGCAAAGGTGAAGAGTACATAAAATTCAAAATAAAGCCTTATTTAGAACCGTTTTAAATTATAAAAAGGCTGCAATTTATATAAATGAAATAACTATATTTGAACAATGGAGAAATTTATAGAGAACTTAAAGAGTCTTAGACGAAAATCTGGACTATCACAAGCACAATTATCGATTAAATTAGGGGTGGGTCGACAAAACTACTGCAATTGGGAGTCTGGCCGATCAATGCCGAAACTATGTGATGTTGTCAAGATAGCAAAACACTATCAGTATTTAGTTGACGACTTATTAGGCGGTGACGTTTGGTTAAGTCCAGAAGAAAGGCCAAAAGATAAGGATTCAGGCCGCATTAGGATTTGGCTGTACTGTGAGACTAAAAAAACAATTTCAAGCGGTGAGGGGACATTTAAAAACGGTAAATACTATTTGGATGGTGTTGACGTGACAAAAACGGTTAAAAAATGGTTGCCAATTCCAAAGAATCCAGGAACTAAACTTTAATTATAGTGATAAAAAACTGCGAAGATTCAAACGATACTTGGGTTTATCCTTTTGATGACCTAATAATGGAAATGTTCGAAGCTAAAGAAGATTTAAACAAATTAAAGGCCCTATACGCTTATATTATTGAAAATAAATATGATTATTGTCTAGTGCATTTATATACTTTAATTAGTTGCTGCAAAGGGTACATGACATCACTTTAAATTATGGAAAACGAATTAAAATGCGAGATAAAGGGCTGTAATAATACTGGGGCCATGCTTGACCATGACGGTAAAAACAAGTGCCAAGAACATTTGGTTGAATCAGCGTTTAAAAAAAGGCCTATTAAGGTTGTCCAGTTTCACAGAAACGATCCATGTATTTGTGGAAGTGGATTGAAAAGTAAAAGATGCTGTTTAGACAAAACAAACAAATTACGTCAATGGTTATTACAAAGGATAGGCCGAAAAATTTACTATAAAAACGCGCCTGAATGTAATATTCAAGATTGTGAAGATTGCAAACAGTGGGCTAGAGGTGTTAAAATACAAGGTCACACCCATGCCAGACAGTTAGACGAATACTCAAAAGAAAATAAAATTCAATTTACAGATATAAAACCAGAACTATGAAAGCAATATATTTCCCAACAGCAAACAAGGTATTTCGAGAAGGCACACCAGACGAATTTTTTATACATGAAACACCAGACGGTGATACAATTTGTTGTTTCGAATTATCGAAAGAAGAAATTGAAGAAATACAAAAAACTGGCCGTATTTGGTTAACCAGGCACACGCTCGGAAAAGTACCAAATCCAATTTATCCATATATTGACAATCCATTTGAAAATAAATTTGTTGAATGCGGGTGCGGAAACCTAGATTTTGAAGATGAATCAGCGGTTGATACTGACGGCAAATACACATGTTCAAGATGTATTGAAAAACTAACTAAAAAACAAACGAAATGAATCAGAAATACATAGTAAAGTGCAAAAAGGAAAAAGAGGTATGGAGAGATATTCCAGGCTATGAGGGTTTATATAAGATAAGTGATTTGAGCACTATAAAAAGCTTAGATAGGATAACTATTAAAAGTAATGGTGTTACTCAAAAGAATAAAGGGATTATTTTAAATCAGTACAACACTAAAAATATGCCATACTATGTTGTTAGTCTTTCTAAGAATGGAAAAGTTAAACCTTTTGACGTTCATAAATTAATGGCTATTTCTTTTATGAATCATCCACTTAAAGGAAGTAAAAAGGTTATTGACCACATAAATAAAAATAAATTAGATAACAGACTGGTGAATCTACAGATAATAACCAATAGACAAAACACTGTAAAAGGTTTAATTTGTGAAAACAATAAAGTTGACTCTGTAGGTGTTAAAATGGTTGGCAGAAAATTTATTTCATCAATAAGACCAACAGGACAAAGACAAATTAGATTAGGAAGCTTTTCGACTGAAAAAGATGCGTCTAACACATATCAAATAGCTTTACGGAAAATACTGTCAAATGAAGATTTTTGTATTAAATCAGAAATGACAAATAAGGAATGGGTAGAATATTTATTAAAATAAAAAACAATGGAGAGATACTTAGTAAAATGTAAATATACGCGTGAATTTACTGATGGAACACTTAAAAGGGTGTCAGAACAATATTTGATTCAATCGGTTAACTTCACAATGGCGGAGTCCCGTATTCATAAAGAAGTTGGAGCATACCAAAGAGGTGAATTTTCAGTTCAAGCAATTTCAATTGTAAACCTGGCTGATATTTTCATGTATGATGACAGCGAAACATATTTCAATTGCCGGATTAGCTTTGTTTCAGAAGATGCAGACAGTGGAAAACAAAAAAAGATCACAAACAACTATCTAGTAGAAGCAGCAAACGCCAGAGAAGCAGAGCAACGAATCACAGAGTGTTTAAACGGAATTATGGTGACATACGACATTACCAAAATAGAGAAAACAAAAATCGTTGATATTTTTGAGTACGAACCATTAAATGAGGAATAATGAAAGCAGCGGAATTGAGACTTGGGAATTGGTTCAACTACTTTCATCCAGAAAATGGATTTAGTGACACTCAAATTGACATAGACTACCTAATATTATTAGATTCTGAAGATTTTGAAAGATCAGATTATGAGTTTGAACCAATCCCACTAACTGAGGAGTGGTTGATTAAGTTTGGGTTTAGTGAGAAGGATGAACGTTTTGAAGTTATAGATTATTGGAAAGACACCTTAAAGGTTTCTATAGGTAAATCAAGAACATGGTTCTGTATAAAAAACAACAGCTTTTCAGTAACTATTAAACACATTCACCAATTACAAAACCTGTATTTCGCTTTGACTGGTGAAGAACTTGTACTAAAAGAATAATCCGTATATTGTGAACGTTTTAAATTCTATTTCATAGTAGGTTAAATTTGGCCGCGTTTATATTCACGTATTTACGCGGTTTTTTGTATCTTTATAACTGGAGAAAAATTAAAATCATGAGTGAAAGCAAAGCACTAGAAAAACTAAAGTCAGCATCAAGCAAGCTGCAAGCAATGATTAAGCAAAACGACAACGCAATTAACGAGCTCAGACCAATTGCTAATCAATTAGGATATGACATAAACCCAAACACGGGGGAACTAATCAAAATACTAGGATAATGCCAGCACCAAAAGGAAATCAATTTGCATTAGGCAATAAAGGAAGATCAAAAAAGTGGAAAACTGTTGAAGAACTTCAAACAGACATTGACGCATACTTTGGGTGGTGTGAAGAAACACCTATTAAACAATACCACACTAGCCAAATAGACCCAACAACAAAAAAACCACTTATTTACAACGTACCAAGACCGTACACAATAGAAGGTTTATGTACATTCCTAGAGTGTGACAGAGATACTTTATTAAACTATGAAAAAGAGGTAGGATATGAAGAGTATTTCGGCGCAATAAAGAAAGCAAAGAACAAAATCCAGCAAAATAAGGTCGAAATGGCGCTATCTGGAAACGCTGTTGCATCCGTTAGTATCTTTGATTTAAAGAACAATCACGGCTATAAAGATAAGCAAGAGCATGACGTTAACGCGAAGGTTGATTCGTACAACGTTACCCCAGAAGAACGTGCCGCAAGAATCGCTGAATTAAGCAAGAAACTAAATAAAAAATAAAATCGTTCTAAAAATAGGCTAAATTCTGTCTTGGACATACTGGCACTAAGGATTGCGCTTATTTAGAATTGTTCTAAATTACTATTTTATTGCAATTAGTATAAATATTTGTATTACATTAGCAGTATAAAACAAGATTTAAATGTTAAAACGAATCCATAAAGAGTTAAACAAACTAGAGCCAACATTTTATCATGAGCAATACCGGCCTTATAATTTCAGAGAGGCTTGTTTGATTGTGATAGTTTTGGGGTTGTTGTTTGGATCAGTTTTATTTGGATTAGCATTATTAATTTAAAACACTCAACAGGAGCATAGGACAATTCAAGTATAAACAAACAGTTTTTACTAGGTGTACTGAAGGGGTTTAGTATAAAGTCGCTCCTGTTGGTTTTTAACACAATGATAAAATTATGTACGTTGCGCAGCAATGGATTTTATCTAGCTTGTTAAATATTGCGGTAATGGTTGCTGACGATCTCATGAGTCGTTAAGGGTAGCCCCCCAGTGGATGTTCGATTCATCCGACCGCAACACAAAATGTAAAACGCAAAATGTAAAATTATGAAAAGATTCAACAAAGACGGTAAAGAGGTTGAGAAGCCAGTAGCAAACTTTGCATGGGGTGATATTGATAAGCAAAAAGAATGGACTGATGCAACAAATTTTTGGTTAAGGAATTGTTTAACCCCTCAACAAATGGCTGAGAAGATAAAAGAGTTGGAGAGTAAATTGGAAGACAAGTATGAAGAATTATTTAACAAGGTTGCTGAGCTCAAAGATTCACAGCAAGAAAATGAGAGATTGAAAGAGGGAATTAACAAGATAGACACAATGAGTTTGAATAGTGAAATAATGGGAACTTTTGATTATCATGATTTATCGCTTAGGGAATTACTCGAACAACTTTTAGAAACCAAACAAAAACAAGAAGGATGAAAATAGTAATACTTGACTTAATACCGTGCGAATGTTGTGGCGTAGGTAAGTTGCCCGAAGATATGAAAATTGATGAGAACGGTGTTTGGACTTGCTTAGGTTGTATTGATGAATTTAAAAATCAAACCTATAAAACATTAATAGAAGTAGATAAGGTTGCTTTAATGGTAAAAGATACTTTAGAGGAAATGATGACTGGATTTGATTCAATAAATGAAAGGGATGATTTTATCATGGATATTGTGTTAGGGGTTAAAAAAAGAATTCAAAACGAAAATTAAACTATGAAAACACTACTGTTTTACATATTGCTAAGCACATCACTTTGCATTGTCAAAGAACCATACAAGCCAAGAGCAAAAGAACTATGCAGCAGACCCTATGTAATAACCAAACCAGAGCCAAAGCAAGGTAAGCTATTCGATAAGCCTATACGCTTTTACGAGATGCCGAGGTATAAGTATAAACCAGGATTCCCTACGTTGGGAATTGATTATTTAATTGTGAGAGTATAAAACAGAAAGAAGATGAAATATAAAACAGAGTATAAAATCCTAGAAGGGGACGCTATTAAATTAGCAAATGAAATTCATGAAGCTGAAAAAGAAGGCTTTATAACTTGGGGTAACATGACAGCAGTTTTAGCAAAATCAGATGAATGTATTTTGTATGGAATGTTGATGAGTAAGACCACACCAATTAAAACTTTAAAAGATGAATGATAAACTGAAAGAGCAAATTGAAGCCGAAATTAAAAAAGGCTGTGGTAGATATTCTGCATTGGTAGATTTAGACTCTATCATGAGATTAATTGAACAAAACACCCTAACCTTAGAATCAAAGATTGATGAGAATGGGGTGGTTTTAGCAAAACCTCATGAATGCGCTGAAGGGTATGACGTGGAGTGTGAATGTACTGGTTTATGTTACGGCTCAGATTATGCGAACCTCCCAACCATTAAACAAATGCCCTCTATAATCAGAGAGTTGAGAGAAGAGAATGAGAGGTTGAGAAATCAAAACAAAGTACTAACGATATTAAAAGATAAATTGAAATGAACGATAGAACAGAGAAAGCAGCAACCTTACAAGAACAATTCAGAAAAGATACTGGTAGTAGAAGACCAATAACAAGAACAATGGAATCATATGCTACTTACTGGTCTAACTATGCTGAATGGCTTGAATTAAGATTAAACTCCCAACCCTTAAACCTTGATGTTAAAGTTGATGATAATTGGGTAGAGGTGAAGGAGCCTAAAGCAAACCAATATGATTTTGAAGAAATTACAGAGCGTGTTGAATATCACCAAAGATTAGAAGCCTACCAGCAAGCCAAGACAGTTAAAGAGAAGATAGCGGAGTTAACTAAAGAACGGGACGAGTTGAAAGATGTTGTTGAACAGTGGGAGGGTTATTTTGATGATGCAACAGGAACCCATCCATACAAAAAACAACTCAAAGCAGAACAAGACAAGGTGAAGGAGTTGGTTAGAACGGCATACATTGATGCGTTAAAGGAAAAGAAGCACATGGATTATGATGAACCTTTGACAGTTGGAGAACACGCTGAGGCATTAATTCACGCTGACAACTACTGCACTGAAAAACTCAAAGAGCTAAAAGCAAAACAGCAATAAGAGAAACACAAATAAAAATCGTAAATTTACATCATGAAGAATAAAACAACAATACTAGACCGGCACGCAAGATTAGTTGATGATATTGAAAAATTAAAATTGTCTGACCTTTTATTTGTGGTTCTTTTTTATGCCAAAATTACTGATCAAATTAACTGGAATTGGTTTTTCGTTTTTTTGCCATTAATTTACAGAGGAATTTTATTTTTATTCTTTTTCATGAGAGAAGGATATTTGAGAGGTAGACTTGTAAAGGCTGAATTGAAGGCAAAAGAAGAATTAAAAAAAGAGGCTATAAAGTTTGCTGAAGGGGTGAAAGGAGAGGAATGATATTTCTAGGAATAATATTAGCCGTTTGCAAATACCTTTTTGATTTGGTATATAATCCAAGTTATTTATTTGAAATGGATGAAAATACATTCACAACAACAATTGAATTATGAAAAAGACAATACTAATACTATCAATAATAGCACTAACAAGCTGCACAAAAGACTGGAGATGCGAAGTTGAAACGACATCAACGTACGTTAATTCTACTTATGAAATAGACTTTAGAGGTACAACAGAAGAAAAAAACGAGTACGAACAGAAAGGAACTTCTAGCTATTCAGACGGTGACGGAGGAACGATTGAAACTAAAACGACTTGTTATGCCGACTAGGGAGGAAACCTTAATTAATTGGCTTGATGGGGGCGGTATTAATGGGGGGTTATACATTGATTGCGACAATATGGATTTTATAATTGATTGTGTAAATGAGTTATATGTAACAGACAGGCGAGAACTAGTAAGAAACAAAGCAAACGCGCGAATCAATAGAAAGACACGTTTAGTTGTCACTAAGTGTTTACGTTTAGGATTACACCCGATAATGCAATTAAAAAGGCTGCAACCAATTCAACAAACTTTAGTTTTCGGAGTTTCTGATTAATGAATTTAACGGATGACGAAATATTAGAGCTTGAAAGATTAATTCATGAGCAAGAAGTTTATGAATCGCGTGAAAGCCTAATTGAGTTTGCAAAAAAAATGATGCCTGGTTTTGATGAAACGCAATTCCACAAAACGTATTATCATATTTTATTACTATTTGCAAAAGGATTAATCAAGCGTTTAATGGTTACAATCCCCCCGCAAACTGGAAAAGCTGTTCAAGTAGACACTCCAGTTTTAACAACTGATGGTTGGGTGAATCATGGTGATTTAAAACCAGGTATGTTTGTTTATGGAGAAGGTGGCAAAAAAGTAAAGGTTTTAGAGGTGCATAAAAAATCATTAGTTGAATCTTCAAAAGTTCATATTGCTGGGTACAATCCTATAATTGCATCAAACAATCATGAATGGGTTGTTTTATGTGATCGTGAAAAGTACAGAAATCGCAACGCTTCAGGAACAAAAAGAGTTAAAGAAAAACTAGAAACTAGCCAATTATTGTTAGGTCAAAGACGAAATCCAGCTATCCAGTCAGACAATGTAATTGAAGGGGAACATAAAGAGTTGCCGATCGACCCATATATTTTAGGTTGCTGGTTGGGTGATGGAAACTCAGAGGGGGGCCGTTTAACGTGTGGTGTTCAAGATATTGACCATTTTAAAAAGTTTGGGAGTTATCGAGAGGTAAAACCAGGTATTTACAATATTAGAATTGAAGGATTAACAAAAACTTTAAGACTAAATAATTTACAATACAACAAACACATACCAAAAGACTATTTATTTTCTAGTGTTGAGCAAAGACTAGAGCTGTTGCGTGGGTTAATGGATACAGATGGATGCATTGACACTAGACATAGATGTGAGTTCACTCAAAAAACGGGGCAATTATCAATTGATTTTTATCAATTAGTAAGAAGTTTAGGAATAAAAGCAACATTCAATACTTACGTTGCTAAAATCTACGGAGCAGATAAAGGATTTAAAGATAGAATTACTTTTAGTAGACCAGTTTATGAGGTGTTTAAACTAAAAAGAAAACTAGAAAGACAGCGATTTGATGGGCGAAAAGATGGAGATAGATTTTTTATTGATAAAGTTGAACCGATAGGAAAACGATTAGTTAATTGCATTACTGTTGAAGGCGGTTTGTATTTAGTTGGTAAAGATTTAGTGTTAACCCATAACTCTACCGGATCAACTATTATGCTGCCATCGTTCCTTTTTGGAATTGACCCGAATAAGAAGATTGCAGTGGGTAGTTATTCAACAACTTTTGCGCGTAAATTTAATAGAGAAATTCAAAGAGTCATAGATACACCCCAATATCATGAAATATTTCCAGAAACAACATTAAACGCCTCAAATGTTGTAACAATCTCCAGTTCTTATTTAAGAAACTCAGAAGAATTTGAAATCGTAGGATATAAAGGCAGTTTAAAAGCAGTTGGAAGGGGTGGGCCATTAACGGGAAACCCGGTTGACATTATGATAATGGATGACTTATACAAAGACGCAAGCGAAGGGAACAGCCCAGTAATAAGGGAAGGCGTTTGGGATTGGTATAGCTCAGTAGTTCAAAAGAGGTTGCACAACAAAAGCCAGGAATTAATCGTTTTTACCCGTTGGCATCAAGACGATTTGATTGGATTACTAGAAAAAAAAGATAAGGTAGTTTTGATTGAATCAATTGACGATATTGAAGCACTAGGCCCAGATTTTGACGGATGGATTAAAATAAATTTTGAAGCGATAAAAGAAAGTGAACCGACTCCAATTGACCCACGCCAAAAAGGAGAAGCACTTTACCCAGAACGCCAAGGTTTAAAGAAGCTGTTAAAAGAACGTGAGCAAGACCCAGAAAAATTCAACTGCATGAATCAAGGCAATCCGATTTCACAGGAGGGATTAATGTATAAACCTTTTGGATCGTATGTAGAATTGCCACAAATCAAGATCAAAAAATCTTATGTAGATACTGCCGACAAAGGGACGGATTATTTATGCGCTGTACATTATGCGGTGCCACTAGACGCAAATGACGATAGGCGCTTTGTTTTAGATGTTGTTTATAGCCAAGAGGCAATGGAAACAACCGAACCGTTATTGGCTAAATCTTTAGATAATAATCAAATTGACGAATGTATTGTTGAGTCAAACAACGGGGGTCGAGGGTTTGCAAGGGCTGTTGAGCAAATAGTAAACGGCAAAACAGAAATAAGTTGGAAACATCAAAGTAAAAATAAAGAGGCTAGGATTGTATCAAATAGCGCAACAGTAAACAGAAGAATTGTATTTCCTGAAGGTTGGGAAAAGCGCTGGCCTACATTTTATGAGCATCTAAGATTTTACAAAAAACTATTTAACGCAAACAAGCAAGATGGAATCCCAGATGTGTTAACAGGGATAGTTGAGCAAGATGTTGAAGGGTCGTCAACTGAAATTTATTGGTAATTACCCTTATACAAAAAAAAATTGTACTTTTGTTATTATATCTCTAGTTATGATTTTTGAAAGTGATGAACAAGCAATAAAATACATTAGAGCGAATCAAAGTGTTTCGCCTTATATTGAAAAAGCCCGAAATGAGGCTAGAGAATTGTTTGCACTTGTTGAGGGGGACGGGTTCAAAGACGAACTAATTAAACGGATTGAACACATTGAAGGCACAAAAAAGGCAATTGCCAGAAAGAAGTACAGTCGATCAATTGTAGACCTTTACCAAAGAATTTCACAGCCAATTTCAAACGTATTTAGCGCAACAGGTGGAAGCGCCGAATATAATATTGACAACGAAGACAAGAAAAAAGAGTTTCTTTTGAAGATTGGAAACATTCGAGACAACAAAAGCATTAAACAATATGCTGAGGACGTTTGGATGCCTTTATACCATACAGACCCGAATGGAGTTGTTTTCATGGAGTACACAACAGAGGCCAAACATGGTAAAAATGACGTTTATCCAACATACAAAAGTATTAATAAAATACGTTCTTACATTCCAGAAGGGCAAAATTTAAGTGCTATCTTATTTGAACCAAAACATGAAAGGTTTTTAGAAAGCTCAGAAGAAACACAATTAGTTTGGCGTTTGGTTGACGATAAAAAAGACTATACATTTATTCAAAGGGGTGACGCTTTTATTCTAGATGAAGTCAGAACATTTGAGCACCCGTTTGGAAAGGTGCCAGGGATAATAAACAGTGATATTATCAAAATAGGTTCTGTTGAATTCAGATTAAGCCCTTATCATAAGATAAAAGAGTTAACGAGAGAATACGCCCGTGACCAATCTATCAAAACAATTTATAAATTTTTACAGGGGTTCCCGATTCATTGGCGTTATGTTACTCAGTGTAAGCCATGCCAAGGAACAGGGAAAGAAGGTAACGGTAAATGCAAGGTTTGTGATGGAAAAGGGATTTATCAAAGCAAAGATGTTACCGATCAGGTAAATATTACAATGCCAAAATCAAAAGATGATGTAATTGTTGCTCCAGATATTACGGGTTTTATATCGCCTGACCTTGAAACATGGAAAAGATATGATGAAGAAAACGCATTGTTAGAATTTCTTTCAATGGGAACACATTGGGGATCACATAAAGAGAAGTCACAGGACATGACCGCCACAGAGGTTTGGATTGACGTTCAACCTGTTACAAATAAGCTTTGCAAGTACGCAAGAACAACAGAATATTTTATTAATTGGATGTCAAACATGGTTTACGCGTACCAGAACCCAGGAGCGGCAAAACCAGTTTCAAATTACAATCTAGGAAAGCGGTATATTATAGAAAGCCCAGACGTAATTTTAGAGAAGTACCAGAAATCAAAAGAAAAAGGTGACGCCATAACAATACTTGACAGATTATACAATGAGTATTTGACAAGCAAATATGAAAACGATCCAGAATGGTTAAGATTTGAATTGCTTAAATCAGAGGTTGAACCATATTTGCATTATACACTTGAAGAAATTTCTACTATTTTTGGTCAAAAAGAAGCCATGAGAAAAGCTTTGTTTGTTGATTGGTGGCAAATTATCACGAATGAAGAAAAGCTAATTAATGACGGCGTTAAATTACGTAAAATGTTTGACGCTTGGATTGAACAACAAAACTTATCTATTGCAGAAAGTACTCCGGAGGTTCCGGATGAAATATAAATAAACAAATAAATATGAATGGAGAAAAAATGAATGTCATTTCAAATGACGTTTTAAACCTTATTGACGGTGTCAGTGGGGAAATGATTGCGTGTCAGCAATATCAACTTTTTAAACTGGGTAACAGTTTTTCACTAGAACAAAAAAAGGTTGTAAAAACAAGAACAGTAATTACCAAAGATTATTTCTTTCAGCAAAACGATCAGGTTGCCTTGTCTGGCAGGCTGTATGTTTATGACCATGACGAGACTTTGAAATATTACGCAGACTCTAAAAAACAAAGGGACGCAAGAAAACGAGCAAAAGACTTAAAAGACGCAACCAATAGTAGTTTCATTGGTGCAATGGAGTCAATACAAAAAGGGGCGTTGAGCCAATTATCACAAAAAGCGGCAGTTGTTGAAGAGCCTGAATTTAAAACACCTGTAAAAGAAACGGTCACTCTAACTGAATCCGATTCAAAAGCCGATTTAGAAGGCGAGCCGAGACCGGACAATCCAACAGACGAAGCAACAAAACTACAAAACAATGAAAAAACAGTACCAAACGACACATGGACAAAACAGGAGATTTGGGATTGGATAGAGGATCAGCCTGACGAAATAGTGTACAAAAAAACATTAGGAGTGGGGTCATTGATTGAGGCGGTTGTGAATCCTTATTTAGAAACTTTAAAAACTGGAGAAAATGGCACTAAGTAAAGAAGCAATTGAAAAATTAGAAAGCACGTTAAAATTGGAGGCTGGCACAATATCGGCTGCAATGGAAAATGAGGAAGAAACAGGGATTGAAATACCTGAATTAGTTGTAAGAAGTAAAGAGGAAGAGGATAAATATTTAGACAATCTAAAAACTGAATATAAAAAGGTGGGTTTAGAAATTGGCATCAAAGATGCTAAGAGTGAACTTGGATTAGATTTTGAGGGCAAAAGCATTTCAGATTTCGCAACAGCACTGCAAAACAAAGCAATTGAAGAAAAGAAAGCTGAATTGGGAGAACCAAACAAAAAGATTGAAGAACTTAGCAAAAACCTTGAAACCCTTCAAACAACTATCAAAGCGAAAGATGATGAAATTTTAAGCATTAAAGCTCAGGCAACACAAAAAGAGGAGCAATCAACATTGAATCAGCATTTGATGGCTGCAATTCCTGACAATGTTACACTTCCAAAATCTGACGTAGCAGTTTTATTCAAAAACAATTACTCTTTAGGTTTTGACGACAACAAAAAACCGGTATTGAAAAAGGACGGTGAAATATTAAAGAACGATATTTTGGAGCCTTTACAAATCAAAGATGTTGTAAATACCTTTGTTACTGAGCGTAAATTTTTAAAAACGGCTGAAGGTGGCACGGGAGAAAAAGACGAGCTCGGCAGTGCAAAAGCGGGCTCAATGGAGGCGTTTATAAAAGAAATGGAAGACAAAGGAGTTAACGCAAGTTCTGTTGAGTTCAACAAAGAAATGATGACCAGAATTGCAAACAAAACTCTCGAAGGGTAGGCTGGAGACCATGCACTAATTAAGGGGATGTTAACACATCCCTTTTTTTTATGTCAAAAAGTTTTTTATATTTGTATTAATATTATTCTTTTAACCAAATAGTCGAGTGGTACTTGACAAGGGTTTATTAGCTGGTAGCTAGGATTAATCAAGACATTAATTTTTAACTTAAACTAATATAAAATGGCAAATTACACGCCGTCAAACCTTGTCAAAGCACAGGCAAGATTAATTGGCAAATTTTCATCAAGCGAAAAAAGATTCGCAGACGCTCCAGTTTGGATGGAGTTTTTAAGACAATCCGAAATCATGATTCCTGGTTACTCTGAATTGAGAACTAGAGAAGATAGAACAGTTGAAACGTACTACAAAACTAGAACTTCAAGAGCTTTAGGAACAGGACGTTCTCATAATCACACAGGGCCAAAGGGCGATACTGCGGTATTTACTCCAGCTTGGACAACTTACAATGATGAGTTTTCAATCTCATTGAAGCAAGCAGATAACAATGTTTATGACTTTCAAGAAATGTTTAACAACGAAATTGAAAACGCTGTTATCAACTTTTACGAAGGTTTAGAAACTTTAGCGACTGCTTATGTATTCAACAACCGTTCAGGTGTTAATACATCTACGTCAGGTGAGGGTACTTTTAACGCGGTTCAAGATACTTACGAAATTACTGAATCAACAAACGGAGACAGAGCAGTTCAAATTGCTAAATCTGTAATGAAAGAGAACAAATATAAAGGTTCAAAAGTCTTTATTTGTGATACAATCGCTTTCAACAAGTTTGAAAAAGATTCGGCGCAAGGTTCAGGAAATAATGAAAACCTTTCTTTCCAGTATTCAGGAGTTAGATTTGTACACGCTTTAGAATTAGGAGCGTTGGCGGCTGGTTTAGCGGCACCATATACAAGCGGTTTCTGGATTGCAATGGACGAAGGCGTTCTTTCTGCATTGCCTTGGATTCCAAAACAAAACAGAATGGGGATTAACACTAAATTGCAGACTTATGCAACTTTAATGAATCCACTTGACGGTTTAACTTATGCTTTACACTCTTACGAGGTAGCAGAAGATGCAACAGCAACAAATGGTTTTACTCAGGATGAAACAACACAATACGAAATTTCACTCGATATTGCTTTATCTGATGCGCCTTTAACAACTGCAAACGAAACGACTTTACAGGCGTTCGCTTTAGTTTAATCTATTAACTTAATATTTTAGACATGGCAGAAAAAAAAGGGGCTGAAAAGCCAAAAGAATCGAAAAAGGGAATGGGCGTTTACACTGTTAAACAAGCCACTTCAACAAAAGGTAAATTCAGCAAATCTGGGGCTGTTGTAGTTCGTGCGAAAGCGTGTATTACTCATGCGGCGGCAGATCAAATGAATGCACATTTTGAAAAGGGATTCAACGGTCGTTTTTGTGAATTAAACGAAAAGGCTGATAAAGAATACCAAGATTCTAACAAATCAAAGGCTAAAAAATAGTCAGTGATTAATGTATCAAAAATAAAAACTGGATTAAATGGGGTTGTTGGTTTTCAGCAATCCCTAAATCCAGATTATCCAACTTTGACGGCTGCAAACACAACGTCAAGGTCTGGACTGTATGCAACAGATAATCCACACTGTAAAATTGAATACATTTATGACACGACAGACTATAAAGGTTTGTCAGACCCAGCTTTTAATACTGAGTTAACTAATATTCAAAACAATTCGATTGTTGAAGTTGCAAACCGTGTTTTTAATATGCCTGACTTTATAGATAGACAGCTATTATTTAAAAATGCAAACAATAAGGTCAATACGTTGACTTTAGATAGTGGGTTTGCTTGTTATAAAATACAAGTAAGTGACAAAAAAAACATTGCCTTTGAAATTAAACGGGTAATCTTAGAGTTTGACGGGGCTGGAGACGTTGAAATATTACTTTTTAATAGTGCTATTTCTACACCTATTAAAAGTCAAATAGTAACAATCACAGGGACTCAACAAATTGAGCAATTAAACTGGGTTATTGATAACACAGATAATTATTACAAGGGCGAATTTTATTTAGGTTACTTAACAAATGCGCCAGCACTTGGAACGTTGAAACCTTTTGAAAGTGAGTACAACAATTCAGATATTATGAGTTGCATTACTTATTTAGATGTACAAAGAATATTATTTCCAGGTCACACAACAGCAACGTTGCCAGATTTGGAGAGTGATGACGGATTAAGCGATAATATAGGGTTAAACCCAGATATAACAGTTTACGAAGATTTCACGGATTTAATGATTCAAAACGAGCGATTGTTTTATAAAGCAATACAATTGCAAATGATAGTCAATTGCTTGCAAAAATACATGGCCTCTTTGAGGTCAAACAGAAATGAAAGAGAAACGGAAAGAGTGATTGACAGGGTTTTAAATTTAGTTGTTGAGGACTCAAACGGAAATATAAAAATGAGTGGTTTACAACCAGAATTAGCAACTGAGTTGATACGCATTCAAAAAGAAATTAAAAAACTTAGAGACGGTTATTTTACTGGAGCATTAACAGTTTCAACATTAGATTGATATGGCAACTAAAAGAACATTAACAACACCGGATATTTCAACTTTAACAAATGGGGACGTTTTTAGAATGGGCTCAATATCTGAATCAAACGTATCGGCGATTTATCCAGGTTCGGGATTAACAAGCGAGTCTTCAACTTGGTTTTTTGTTCAATCGGTTGATGGTGAAATATGGGAGCAAATTGCTGGAACTGATTTTACAGGGGAAGACGGAACTCAAGGCTCATTAAGTTTTACTTGTAATTATCCATTAATAGGTGTTCAACTAAATTTAAAAAACGGAGAAACAACAGGTAGTTTATCAATTACACTTGTAGCAAAATAAAGAATGTCAATAGTCAGTAAAACAAATCCAAAAGGTGTTGATAACGTAATAGATGCGATTCAACAATACCTTTACCCCAGTTTATTGGGGTTAGGATGGACTGATTATGAAATGTACCCAAGAGCGAATAAAAACGCAGACGGACAAAGCATTATACCAGAAATTTCAACAGACCCAAAAGATTATCAAGAGGTTTTATTTAGTGATAAATACAACGCAACCTCATTTTTTTTAGTTAGTGATGAGGTACAGATAAACAATGAGGAAAGATTAATTGTTCAAGATGTTTCAATCATTTTTCAGTTGAATTTAAAAGAACTTTACCCAACAGTAACAACACACAGAGCAGATGAAGAGGCCCACGCACACTTGACGCAATTATTTACTTCAAATGATGAGCTTTTTGTTGATACAACCGGCTATGTAACAACTGTTCAACGTGTTTATTCTGACTTGTCAATACAAAACTTTAGTCGTGGAAATCTAAACTTGGACGACATGAGCCGTTTTCATGTTGTCAGATACGATTTCACAGTAACTTACGGTTTAGATGATTGCCAATTGAACTATTCTCCAACATGTGACCCCGCTAGTATTTCAATCAATGGGGATGCTTTCCAGATTGTTCCTAGTGGGGGAGCATTGGATATAACGATAGTTGACACTTTAGGGGCTGATCCAGTACAATCAATAGTGGGTAATATTGTGACAGTAGCTCCAACAGGAGGTATAACGGGTATATCTTATTTAAGACTTTCAGCTTTAATGAATGTACCAACGGCAACTTTGACGCATGGCATACAATGGTATTTAGACAATACAAATTACTTTGACGAATTAGGTACGGGGGCAATGCCTATAGTAGACCAAACGAACCCAACTACACTGCTAACGAATAACGCTTTCGGCAACACAAATAGGATTACAAATGATTTAGGTGCGCAGATTTGGGATGGATCAGATGGTTCAACAGCAGATTACGCTATTGATCACTTAACTGGTATGGGTATCTATTTGCAAAACGCAGTAAACACCAGCACCTCATGGATAACATCAGCGGCAAATGTAAACGGAGCAAGTTATGCAGGTTACTCTAATTGGCGCATGTTCACCTTTATGGATTTAAGGCTTATAGAAAAAGGTGAAGGTAATGACGAGACAGTTTTAGACGGTATTCAATCATGGAGTTTTGACGCTACTTTTTGTATGGATTGTTTCTCAACTACACAAGGGTCATTTGCAAGATTCAACAGAAGATATGAAAGTTCCCAAAAGTGGAACGCATTTACAGCAACGAGTTCAAGCTCAGGAATAGGTACAATAGCAATTAGAAATCATTATTAAAAATAAATAAAAATTATGGGATTTTCAGACGCAAGTTCAGGAACATTTAAAGTAACAACATTATCAACACCAGACACAGTGGATTGTGTTGGTTTCAGATGTGATTCAGACACAGTTTTAGCAGATTTAAGAGCAGATGACCAAGTAACAGATGTAAGAGCAACTTACATTGATGTAGCGGGGGCTACTTTGGAGGCTGGTACAATTGTAAGAGTTCGACAAGGTGTTCATAATAAATTTTCTAGCATTACACTTACTAGTGGATCAATAACAAAAATACTTTAATGTTTAGTTTTAGTTTTAACATATTTAATAGCAATGTAAGCGAAGGCACCCCGGTACCGCCACCGGTAATTTTGAGTGTGCCACAAGATATTGCATTAGTTGAAGACGTTATAAAAGAAATGTTAGTTACTTGGACTGACGTGCCTGAAACAGTTGACGGATACAGGATTTACAGAAGACTAACAAGTGTTGGTGGCTCTTGGGGGTCTCCAATAGGAACGGTTGGAGAAGGTGTTCAAGCGTTTACTGACACAACTATTGCGTCAATGACTGAATACGACTATAAAGTCAATGCTTATTTAGGTGCTGTCGAAACAATACCAGCAAATTTTGGTGAAAACTACGGCCTAATTACTTCACTTGAAATTATACCAGGAATATGTTTTGAGTATGACAATTTAGAATTTTTATTAAAAGATGTACAGCAGGATTTAGTTGCGCCATGGGGTGTTAAATTAGGTATTCAAGATGTATCATTTGGTTCTGGTTCTTTAGTTGGTTTATTTGGCAGAAATGTTAGTACAACATGGCGTGTCTATGCTAGCAGCAATGCAATTGCACAAAGTAGGTCGGGGTTACCAAATAAAAATTCTGGAGACATAGGTAGTTTAGACTTTATTAGTAGAGGTGTTCAGGAATGGTACTGCGAAGCGGGAGGAGATGTTTACTATAAGCCAACTCCAACAGCAACGCCTATATTTTTATGGAACCAAGAAGACCCGCCAGTTGTTACAATGCCCTTAACTGCAATTTTTAGAGCAGGAAATACGATAAACGCAGAAGGTTATTTGTATTACATGGAAATAACAGATAATGGGGTTACAGAAGTTTATGATATAAATGAAGGTTCTGGCGCAACTGTAACAGGTGACTTAGGGTCTACATGGACAATACAAACAACAGAAGATTTAACTCATATCAATAACGTAATGTGGCAACCGACACTGCCAGCGCCAGCCGGATTTGTTCCATTTACTTCTTTGAGTTCCGGAGGCCGTCCAACAGCATCTATTGATATTGTTTTAAGCGCAGACCCATCAAGCTATACTATAGGTAGCATTGATTATCAAATAGCATCAATTTACAACATAGGAAATCATAACCCAGACGGATGGACTCATGCTTTAATAACTCCAGGAACTAACGATATTGCCAACCCAGACGCATTTGCAACGCCAGATGAATACGAGACAGCTTTAACGGCAGTAGTTCAAAAGTTAAAAACGGCTGGGGTTACACCTATTATTTGTATTTGCGGATCAATGGTGACAAGCGTTAAGCAAGCTCAAAAAGATTATGACGACACCATAGGCGCAATGTTAAGCGGAGACCCTATGAACCCAACACCAGAAAGCGGCTGGGATTTTAACGAGTCTAGTGCTGGAGTGGTAGCGGTAACACCTCTTTATGTTGCAAAAGCGGTAGCAGTAGCGGCAGCAGAAAGCGTAACTTTTATAGATACTTTTCAACATTTTATTGATGGACAGGTGGCACCATTTGACCAATGGATAGGTGCGGACGGAATACATTACAATCCTACAGGATATACAGAATACGGAATAGCGGTAGCAAATGTGTTAGATACCTTAGGTTTCGTAGGAACAGAAAAAATATGTGTTATTGGTGATAGTTTAGGTAATGGAATAGCTGAATCTATTCAATCACAATACAACAGTTAAAAAAACGGTGCGAAGTGTAACGGCCTAAAGCGACACAAAATTAAAAAATGACAAAATGAGTCAAACAGGATGTACGTGCAACGGAGCACCTTTAAATTCCGGAACATCAGGTTGCATTGAGCAAATAAAAACCTGGGACTATGCAGTATTAGTTAGAACAGTAAATTCAACTGGTGCAAAAAACAACATTCCGAAAGGAACGGTAATTGACGAAACGTTCGTTAAAGCCAAATTAAACAATGTCGATCAAACATTAAAATGGTGGGTTATGCCAAAACTGTTTTCTGTTGAAGATTTAAGGGACGACCCAGTTTATGAAACTCTCGATAATATTGAGTTTTTCGGAACGGAAGGGCCAAGAAATTTCAACGGATTACATACTATTCCTTATGGAACACCGCAAATGGCTGCAACTTGGAACAGCTTTAGATGTAAAGATATGTCTGTATTTGGGTTGACTTCTGGAGGTCAAATTGAAGGGATTAACCCAGATATTGCAGTTGGCGATTTAGAACCAATTAAAATACAAACAGGCACAATTTATGCTAAGTACGAAAAGCCAACAAAAACACCAACAAATCCAAAGTGTCTAGTTAGGTTTACTGTTGACGAAACGGTAGATGATGATTGTCTAGATTTTATTGGTTCTGGAGGTGTTGCATACGGCACTGTTAATTGGTATTCAGATGCCCCAATTGATGTAATTGGCTCTGAGGTTTCAAACGCAACACAAACAACGATTGTTATTAATATGACTCAAAGATTTGGGCCAGTTGATAAAAACAAAATCACTGGATTAGTTGTTGCTGATTTCTCATGGGATGACGGTACAACAACAAGTGCGGTTTATAATCAAACAACGTCTTCAAGTGTTGCACTTGTTACGGCTGTTGAAACGGCTGGGACTCCAGGAGAATATACATTGACTTTTGCGGCTCAAACTGCTGCAGATATTATTCAAATCGACATCTTTAAAGAAGGTTTGGATATGAGAGACCCGTTATTAGTAACATTAAACTAATTGAGTCATGGAGAACAATAAAAACGTCTTTGAAAAAGGGAATCTTTCTTTTAATTTGGATGCGGATTTACCAACTAAAACAGAGTTTAAATCTTTGTGGGCTGGTAAATTGAATGTTGACATTTCATTATTATATGATGAATTGAAAAAGGCACATTCTAGCTACAACAAACCAAAGAAAAGGGTTTCTAAAGAAGAAAAGGCAGATTAATAATTAAGATGGCCTATTCATTTTGGGTAGGCCATTTTTTTAACTTCTTATGAGAGATTTATTTTTGGATAATGACGCTACGAAGTTTATAGAGAATCAGAAAAGATTAATAAATGAAGGGCGAATTTGGTTGAACATTGTAAATAATGAAGAGGTAAAATCTTTTATTATTTCACTAAATACCGAAGATCAGTTGTTTGAAAAAGGGATTAATTCAAAAGGGGTTTCTTTAAAAGAGATTGGCGGCAATGATTTCACCGCCTCTGGATATTCACCAGTAACAATTGAAATCAAAAGAAGAAAAGGTGGTAAAAGTGGCCGGATAACAAATATAACCCTGTATGATACGGGAGATTATTACGACAGCCACGAGGTTGAGGTTGATGAGTCTGGTTTTGAAATAGACGCAAACCCAATAAAAGAAGATACAAACCTTTTTGAAGAATGGGGAGAGGATATTGTTGGATTAACAGACGAAAGTTTGAATAAATTGAGTAGGTTTTTGCTTGAAAAATATATACAGTACACGCGTGAGGTTATTTTCAAAATCTAAGTCAGAACCAAATATTGAAAAAATAGAACTTTTCAAGTCTTTGGATGATATGTGGTTACATAACTGGCAAGAACTTAATAAGTCAAGCGATTTGAAATGGTTGATTAGAAACGAACATGACAGAGAGAAAAAAGTTAACTCAATTGAATTAGATAACAAGTTTTTAGAGTTAATGGATGAGTGGTTTGAATTAACCAAACAAGGGAGCAACAGAAAAGAACTGTATGCAATTATGAGAAAATTAATAATTGCAAGAAATAAAGTTTTGAATGGTGATACTTTTCAAATGAATTGGGTTAACCAGTATGAGCAAAAAATAAAAGATTTGGTTGGAAAACCTCAAAAGATAGACCCAGACAAACAAAGGATGGAATTATCATTGATTGCGAAAAGAGAAATTGATAAACACCGGATAACGGTAGTCGATTATATGAAATTAACAGAAGTAATAATTGAACAAAACAGTTCTAATACTACGATAGATGGCTAAAATAAACAGGAACGAAGTAATACAAGATGATTTTTACGGGCCTTATATTGATAGCCTTGATGCTGTAATTAAAAAAACACAGGAAGCATCAAAACAGCAAAAAGCATTCAATGAAGAAGCCGCTAAAACAGCTCAAATTGTAGATAATTCTGCTAAGGGAGTAAGAGATTTGAACGCTGCAAATGACAAATCAAAGTCATCACTAGAAGCAAAACAGAAACTAGACAAACAGATTGTTAAACTAGAAGCTGAAAAAGCCAATATTTTAAAAGAAGAAAAAAAGCAATTAGCTGCTTTAAGATTAGAACGCCAAAGAGAAAATAAACTTTTAAAAGAAGAAGCAATTTTAACCTCAAAAAGTTCAACTGAGTATGAAAAACAAAGCGTTCGATTAAACAGGCTTAGAAAAGAGTACAAAGGTTTAGTATTAGAAGAAGGCAAAACAACGGCTCAAACTAAAAAACTACTAAAAGAAATCACTCAATTAGACAGCCGATTAAAAGCGGTTGACAAATCTGTTGGACAATCTCAAAGAGAAGTAGGAAACTACGGAAAATCAATTGACAAATTAAAGAGCACTTTAGGTCAATTAGGATTAGCGTTTGGAGCCTTTACGCTTGTTAGAAATGTATTCAAAATCAACAAAGAATTTGAAGAAAGTTTAGCGAGTTTATCGGCTATTACTGGTGTTGTTGGAAAGGATTTTGAAGAATTTAAAGTAAATGTTCAAGATGTAGCAACAGAAACTAAAAAGAGCGCAACAGAAGTAGCCCAGGCATTTGAAATTGTAGGATCAGCAAAACCTGAATTATTAGCCAACGCTGACGCACTTGCTGAAGTTACCAAACAAGCCATTATATTAAGCCAGGCAACAAAATTAGACCTCGAAACTACTTCAAGAAGTTTAACAGGTACACTAAATCAATTTAACTTAGCGGCTGAAGAAGCTGGTAGAGTTACAAATGCTTTAGCGGCTGGTTCGCAAGCAGGGGCGGCTCCAGTTAACTTGATTACTGAATCACTAGATAAATTTGGTACGGTTGCCAATAGTATTAATGTATCGGTTGAACAATCTATTGGATTAATTGAAACATTAGCTGAAAAGAACATCACAGGAGCCGAGGCCGGAACAAAACTAAGAAACGTATTAACAACAATTGCAACGGCTGAAACATTACCTCCTAAAGCATTGGCGGCACTTGAAAAATATGGGGTAAATACAGCTTTAGTTGCTGATACTTCGGTTGATTTACAAGTACGGTTAAAAGAATTATCAAAAATCCAAGGAGATGTAAACGCTTTAAATGATGTATTTGGAAAACAAAACTTAGTTGTTGGCCAAACATTATTGCAAAATGTTGATAAAGTACAAGATTATACAAGTGCGGTAACTGGAACAAATACGGCAGTTGAACAGGCGGCAATTAATCAAGACACGTTGTCCGCTATAATTGACAAATTAAAGGCAGCGTGGGAGGCTGTGGTAATTAAATTTACAGAGGGCACAGGGTCATTAAACTTACTCAAAGCGGTTTTATCATTTGTTGCAGAAAATTTAGAGGCGTTATTGAAAACAATCGCAACAGCTACGGTTGCATTTGGAGGGTATAAAGCGGCTGTAAAAGCGGCTGAAGTAGCTAACAGTTTGTTTGGAAAATCAGTAATTAAAAACACTAAAAATGCCGGTTTGCTTGGTGCGGCTTTGGGTGTTGTTGCAATTGCAGCGTTTGAAGTTTTTGACAAACTAACAAGAGCGACAAAGGCAGAGGCAGCATTAAGCCGTGCCTCAGAAGAAACAGCTAAAAGATTGGATGAAGAAAAAGTTCAAATGAGCTTATTAGGAAAAGCAATAAACGACACAACGGCTGGAAGTAAAGAAAGACAAAAGGTCATTGATGAAATCAACGCTAAATACGGAACCACTTTAAAAAACCTAAAAGATGAAGCAGCATTTTTAAAACAAATTGAAGGTGCTTACAAGGATATCGTAAAACAATTAGAATTAAAAATTGGCATTCAAGTAGTAACAGACGAATTAATTGAAGCTGAAAAAGAGTTTCGAGGTATCAAAAGACGTATTGAATCCGGAGAGGGAACAATTGACGATTTTTTACAAGCAGAGGAAGCCGAGCAAGCGGTAAAAGCTCTTAGAAATGAATTAGC